TGCCCTGCGCATCCATGCCGGCAGCATGACCTACCGCCGCAATCTTCAAATCCTTTTGCGTGCGCTGGAAAGCCAGATCGTGAATGTTCCGCCAGAGCGTAGACCGATCAACTCCCCTCAAATGGTCGGCAGTGTAAAACCCGCCCCTCTTTTCCGCTGGGGCTTCCGGCTTGCTGATTACCGGCGCTTCCGGCTTTGGCTTGCGCCTGAATGGATTACGCATAAAATCCCCGTCGCTTTTTCGGACTAAAGCATATCATAACGGAATCGGCGTAGTTTGGCGATTTTGTGCCGTCAGGTGCTTTGTCCACAACCATTTTCCCCGCCTCATTGAAAGAGTATGTGGGCTGGGAAAGCTCGTTCATCACCCTGCGCAGATCAGGCATGTCACTGGACAGTGATATGATTTCGTCAGGATCGGCTGGACACTCCCCAATCACGGCCCTGTGCGTTTTCTGGAATCGTACACGCAACGACCACCATGCCTGAGCCTTGAAGTTCTTGAAGTAGTCCTTGTTTTTGCGCCCTGGCACCATTTCTTTTTCTGGATCGATGATTTCTCCGGACCCTCGAAACGCCTCGACTGTGATTTGTTTCCTTTTGGTTTTCTTTCTGTCGTCGTTGATAACTCTGGAGTCACCACGGACACCAGCGCCCAGCCCGTCGGCATCGTACAGAAAAGCATCAATTCCTTTTTCGTCGCATAAGTAAAACGATTTTTCCACCGTCTTGTATATGTCATCACCTACGCCAGACCATGCCGAAACATCACGACACACAATCCCGTGACGCTCACAGAATGCGTTTAAATCCCTGCCCTCGTCGGCAACATCAAGCGCCCCTGTCCGCTCTCCAGACGGGGTTATTCCTAGCTTTATGTGGGCATCAACCGCAGACTGAACCCACGCGGACGGGATCAATATGCCATCGACAGAGGCCTGATAGTTAATGTCGATCTCTTGCGCAACCGTTACAGGATCAAGTATTGCGCATTGCTTGGCATACCATTCGTCATCCTTGCGCGGGTCATCGCGCCAGTGAAACGTGAATACCGGTATATTGCCGCTGTGCCGTTTCTGGGCGAATGAGTTAGCCAGCCCCTTAACCGATGAAAGGTCTATCCTACAGTTGGTTGTCTGGGATAGCGATGCGTCCACCAGCGACGGCCTGACAAGGTGAGCGGACTCATCGACCAGATAGATAGACTGCCTGCCGCCCCTTCCGATATTGTCCCCTGCCTCACCCGTCAAAATCGAGCCGGACTGTGGAAAGCTGATTTTCATGTAGCTGGAATGCAGCTTCCTGTCCCATCCTCCCCTGAACTCGTCAGGCAGTAGACCCATGAATACGCGAGCCTTCTCAATCAGGCTGTCAACGTCGCCAAGTATGTCTACATATTCCTCTTTTCTCGACCCGCACCCAACTGAAAATTCACGGTTAAACATGCACAGCGTACAGGCCAAACACATCACGAGCCACGATATGCCCATATCACGGCTTTTCTCGATTAGCCCTGGCTCTTCATTTTTCCATCGCTCCAGCAACCACTCTGCTAGCTCCTCCTGCCTCGGGAACAGCAGGAAAGGCAGCGTATTAGGTAGCCCGCGTGATGAGTTGCGAGGATCGTAGGTCATGCCCCAGTCGATTATGAATTGCGATGGATGATCTTTGTAATACGCCATCAGCGCCGGAATGCAAGACGGGTCTTTCCTGATTTTGACAAGGCGATCAATGCGCCATTCAAAAACGGCTTTATAGTCTGGATTTCGATAATCGAACGCGAACGGAAGGGGCATTATTCGCCCCGAATCATTCGCTGATAAACGTCTGACGCTGTTTGCTGGTCTACTGTTGCGCTCAATGTCTCAACCTGCACAGCTCCACCGTTGGCGCCGACCACTTCCTGCGTGATCTTGTCGCCGTATTTCTTGGGCTTGAGTTTTGCGGCCACCCACTTTCGAGCCTCGACACGTAGCTTGCTGCGCTGGATCGCTTCGCTGTTTACTCGTACATGACCATTCTCGTCTACGTCGTGATCGTTGTAGCTTTCGTCGGCAATGGCAACAATATCATCGGCCATCGTTTCGGCCTGTTCCTCACGCGCGCGCGTGTATTGGCTGGCAAAGTCCGGCATTCTGAACAGCCAGTCGTAAACTGTAGTCCTGTCCGGCATGTCGTCGCCTAGGCATATTGCCCTTAGGGATTCGCCGCAGGCCAGTCTTTGGCATATTGTTGCTGCTATATCATCGGAATAGGTTGATGGCCTGCCCATGGGCTTTGGCTCTTGTGGCTTTCTGGTCTTGGCCTTTGAAGCATTCGGCTTCGCCTTGGCTTTCCCTTTGGTGGGCTTGGGTGTCTTTGGCGTTTCCGCCTTGGTGGGTTTCTTAGTCTTTGGCGTGCCTGCCGTTTGCTTGGTTTTGGTCATGTCATTGGTTCCAGTAGTCTTCGTCGTTGTAGTCCGTGAGTTTGTCAGCATCACGTATGACGAGAACGATCATCTCAACAATGGCAACGATACCGCCGACGATAATTCCGCCGATTAGCATTTGATCTAATGACATTGCCCGATCTCCTTGGTTATGCAGTCACGCCCGCCCGAGAGCGGGGTTTCTGGTCGCTTTTACGCGGGTGCGACAGCCCCCAACAGGTCGAGGCACGAACCTTGCGCGGGTTAATTGTACCACCTTATTTTCCTGTTTTCTATCCCTTTATCGAATACCCACGCACGTTTTCCTGCAGTGTCTGCCGGTGTCTTGTGGGCTGTTTTCAGTGGGCTGCACGATGGCCGGAAAACTTCCAGTATTACATCGCTCTCCACTGTGTCGCACAGGTTGACGATCATCAGCCCGTCGTCGCGGTTCACAATGGCAACCGGCAGACTTAGCTTTTCAGCGTCGTGAGAAGCCTGCCAGATAAGGGATTCTATTGCCTCGTCGCGGTCAAACATCGCCAATGGTTTTGCCGATCTCTGCGGCTGCGCAGACTATGACCCGGCGCAGAGAAGATATTTTAGAGTCGAAGACAGCAAACCTATTGATTTCTTCTTCAGACTCGCAAATCTTTCTCGACTCATAATCAACCGCCGTTGCCCTGACCTCGCAAAAATCAATATCTATTTCCATGTTCAGCTTCACCGCCAGCCGCAGTGCGTCACCGTCATCGGTGAGCGGGTTCCATGATATGCACTGACCTCCAGCACCTTCCGCGTGCAGTGCGCTGCCGTTGTGATGACGGCTATCCCAATCAGTTATTTTGTCAGACCATTTTGTTAGTTTTTTTAATCCAGCCGCCTTAGCAGCCAGCTCTAGCAGTTCTCGGTCTGTCATTTCGTCGCCCTCTCCAGTTGTTTACGCTGGCAATCATTGCCGATCATCAGCGCCTTGGTATATACGCAATATCCGAAATTGGTCACTTATCCATAAACCATAGCGGGTCTGGATCGCTCACGTAAAAGCCATTCTCAGCCGCTCGCCTTTGCACAAAATTGTAAAAGTCCGCAAACATTGCCGTAGGGATCACGTCACGCTTGCCGTCAAACCCTGTCGTTGTGGTTCGCACCGGTACGCGCATAAACCCGCCCATAACCGGCTTTTCTGCCCAGCCAAAGAAATCTCCGCAAAACATAAAATGCAAATCATTCTTTTCGTTGCCTGTCTGTTCCTCCAGCTCAGCATAGGCCACACCGAACAGGGCTTTGTTCTGCTTTGACGAACGATCCTTTTTCAGTGGCTCGATAATGACTTGCCAAGCCTTATCCGCTGGCAGCCGATCCACAAAGGCAAAAAGGTTCGCTTTGATCTGGTCGCGCTGCTTGTCTACGTTTAGGCAGAATTTAGGCATTACTCAATCCTCATGATTCGGATTGCCGCTGTCCCGCCAATCTGATCCGTCATTTCAACAGACAGTTTTTTAATCTGGCTGTCGTCATTCCAGACCCCTGCGTGCGTTAGCGCATCGAGCAAAGCCTTCAGGCAGTTGTCCACGTCCCTTCGTCTCCGATCTGGTGGGCACAAAATTATCTCGACAGACAGCTTGCCGTCGATAGGGGTAACAGCCCCGACTGTCTGCTGAACCCGTATCCGGTAGTCCCTGCCTTTCTCGCTGATGATAACGCGGCCTGCCATAGCCCCTTTTCTGAGCGACCGATAGTAGGTGTTTGTCGATGGTGGATACCCCAAAAGCAGCGCAATCATAACTTCCCCTCTTTTTTCGGAAAAGCCGCATTCCAGCATGAACGCGCCTCGTGAACGTTAATCTCCACCGCTATCCGCTCGAATATGGCAACACGAGCCGGTCTTGATGACGCACGCCGCAAATCCTCGACACGCTGCTTATGGCGCTTCAAGCACTCGATCCTATGCGCCTGGACGTGGTCAGTCGTCACGATCGGTTACAACCATCAAAAGCCCCGCAGTCAAAAAACCAACAGGGCAGCCAATCAATAAACCTAGAATTATTCCGCTAAACATGTTTTTCCCCTTTGAGTATTTCGTTGCATTCTGCCAGTAGCTCCAGTTGCGAGCCATACATTCTTTCAAATTGTGCCTTGTACGGGTGAACCGCGATAATTCCAGCCGCTCCGGTTCCTTGCTGGTGATGGCCGGCGCAGAGAGGAATCACAAGCATGTGCGCCCCGGGCTTTGTCCTGCCATCGATGTGATGGATGCTCACAACAGGATTGAACCAGCCACCCTTTCGGCAAGCTATACATCCAATCACTGCCAGCCGGTCGTGGAATTGCTTTTCGGCCTTGTTTGGCGGCTTGCCTTTCACTTTGCAGAACCTCCAAACATGTCACGCTGGCCTGCCGAATTGTCTTTGTGATGAATCCACAAGGCATTGTTCCCCGTAACAGGGCATGGCGCTTTAACCTCTGACCGTATCAGGTCGCCGCATTTCACCGCAGGACGGACAATACCGGATACAGTCGCCGTGTCCATCCGTAATTTTTCCGCAATCTCCCTTCCTGTCGTACCGTTCTTTCGCGACCGCACAAAATCAATCACCCGCTTTGTCATGCACTCGTCGCCCTGTATGTGCGTCCTGAATGCCTCGATGCTTGTTTCCCTGACGTTGGTTTTCATTTTGACCTCGATCTTTCGACTTGTATTGCCTTTATTGATCTGCCAAGAATCTCGGCAAGCCTAACGTCCGACAGTAAATAATTCCCTTCTTTGTCGCGCCTGTGCATAACTTCCCTTTCTCTCTGGCTCCATGGTAGTCGTTTGTTTTTTGCAGCTAAAGACGATGGATCATTTTTTAGCTTCGCTTTTTTGATCTGCTCCTCGTAGCTATTTGCATACTTTTTCTTGTCCAGTTCCTTTCTTTTGTCCTTGTATACAGTCTTGTAGCACTCGGTACAGTTCCGGCTTACGGTTTGCCTTGGCGCTACGTGCCCTCGCTTGCACGGCTTCCCTGTGCAGTACGTTGGCAGGCCAATAGCCATTGCCACTTCTCGCGTTTTTGGCACAAGCTTTTTCCGCTCTGTGTTGTCTGTGTTGGTTTTCATTTCTTTGCCCATCTTTTAGGTTGGTATTGGAACGTTACTCTTTCACCGGATAAACTGCATTAGGTAATTACCGATGCACACAATCAAAACTCCCTCGCTGATTTTTTAGGCTCTGGTGCTGTGTAGCCGTTTGCCATGCTGTCAAACCGGCTTAATTCTCCCCTGTGCAATAATCGGCAATCGCCCGGCTTCGCGTGCCTGTGCTTGGCGACAACGACCTTCGTTACCCCGTCATCCGGTGTTTTGACAACAAAGGCGACCACGTCCGCATCTTGCTCGATTTCGCCAGAGTCACGCAAATCTGACAGCCTTGGGTCGCGGTCTGACTTGTCAATCTCTCGGTTAAGCTGCGCCAAGACGATTACAGGAATATCCAGCTCTTTCGCCATTTCCTTGCACTGCCTGCTGATCTCGCCAAGCTCCTGCGAGCGGGTCGAGTTTTTAGTGGATGATGTTCTGACCAGCCCGATGTAATCCAGCACAATGCAATCAATTTTGTTCATGCGTTTCTGGAATCTGGCGATCATCCTGATCTGGGAAATGCCAAGGCCGCCCTTGTCGCAAACGTAAACCGGCATGTCCTTGATCTTTTTTGCTCCAATCGTGAGGTTTTGCGTGTGGTTCTCAACCTTGCCGCTGTCGATGGCCGACAAGGGGATACGCCCGACACTGGATAACATTCTGCGCGTCAGCTCCAGCGATGACATTTCAAGCGAGAATACCAGTGACCGAGTGCCATGCGCCGCCGCATTTTCTGCAACGTTCATAGCAAGGGTTGTTTTACCTGTGCCTGGTCGTCCCGCTATCACGACCATGTGACCGCCTCGCATTCCGCAGATAATCGCGTCGAGGTCTGGGTAACCAGTCATCAAGCCGGAAACCTTTCCGCCTGCATCCATTCTCGCGTTTATGTCATCGATCAGCGTCTTCATGTGGTCAGCAACAGGCCGCACGTCTATCGGGCTGGATATTTCGGAAACCCGAACAAGGTCTTGTTGGCAAGTGTTGATCATATCAATCGGGTCGGTCTTTTTGGTGATGGCCGTCAGTGATGCCGTCAGTGATGCCGTCAGTTGCCGAAGCTGTGAAAGCCGCCTGACCTCCTGCGCGTTCACCTGTGCGCTTTTGTAGCTTGCTGCCTCTCGCTGTATGCTGGCCGCCTCGTAAACCGTTGGCTGCCCCCCAGATAGGGTTTCCCGCTTTGCTGCAATGGATAGAACATCTACAGGCTCACCGGCAGCCCGTACCGACATAATCAGGAAAAACAAATCCCTGCATACTTGGCTTGTAAAGTCGTTCGGGTGAACGGTTGCGCTGATTGTCTCTATCGAATCATTGTGTACCAGCATAGCTCCGATGCAGTACCGCTCCGCGTCGTGGTTTTGTAGCTCACTCATAAGACCCCTCCAGAACCTTGATAAATTTGCTTACTGTAATCAGAAAATCAAAATCCGCTTTCCAGTCCGTTTTTCTGCCCATAATAAAATCGCTCCTTCCTGCCTGATGGAAATACGCCTCCCAAAAATCCAACCCGTAATAGCTTGGCTTTATGCCGCAGCAAGACCTGATGGCAGATTTTCTCTTATCGCTGATAACGGTCACAGATGGCAGATCGGGTAAAACCCTGTTGTAAAGTTCAGCAATCCCTTGATAGTCGGGATGCTTTTTTTCCGGCCTCGCTGGTGCGTCATCGACAGATGACAAATGTATATCTTTTTCTTCTCTTCTCTTCTCTTCTCTGGTCTCATTTTTGTCCGTTTCAAAAGCGGACATTTTGCGGACGGTTCTTTTGCGCTCTGAATCCATGGCTCTTTTCTTTGCAGACTTCCCGTTATGCTCGTCAAATCTAGGCATACACAGTGAGTCTCCGCTAACTTCAAGCCAGTCGCATTTTATCAATTCATTGCAAAATCCATCAAAGCCAATCATGGAATCCAGTATTTCAGGCGAATAACCATCAAGCATTCCGTCTTCTGAATGCGAGTCGAAAATTCCCCAAATGGCATGTAAAGCGCCAACCGTCCGAAGTCTGTCCGTTTTCAAAGCGGACGAAATGCGGACAACTTTTGGCGATGTATTGAGGTCAATCCGCATCTTGATCCAGTCACCGGCCATCAGACACCAAACCTTGCAGCAATTTTTCTCATTGCTTGCTGGTATTGTTCAGGTGTGTGGGTAGGATTCTTGGCTATCCAAAGACGTTTGGCGGCTTCATAGCCTGAGTAATCAGGTAGTTTCATTCTGTGATCTCCCGAGTTGTCCCCCGAGTTATAAGATAACCACGCCCCAAGACCTCGGGAGCCATCAACCTGAGAGAGCAACCAATCAGGCGGGGCGGGTTATTGCCTTTCGGCCAACCACAATAATAATCACTTTCCGGCAAAGGTCAACAGTCAATCGAAAATAAACCATCCGTCAGAATGAGAAAAACAATCCCTGTTTTTTCTCAAAATGGCAGGAATAAGTAATTTCCGCAACCTGCAAAAATAGCCCGTTTAGGTGTTGCAATCTGCAACAGTAAGAGTACAGTGCGCAGACCAACACACGAAAGAGGCGCACCATGGCAACACAACTAGCAATACTAAGCGGAAAGCTCGCGGCCAAGTTTGGAATGGATGGGGGCGAACAGGAGCTGCTTACCACTCTCAAGGCGACAGCGTTTAAGGGGCAGGTCAATGATGCGCAGATGGCAGCGCTTTTGATCGTGGCCGGTCAATACGGTCTGAACCCGTTCACAAAGGAAATCTACGCTTTCCCAGACCAGAACAACGGCATCGTGCCGGTTGTTGGTGTCGATGGATGGTCGCGGATAATCAACGAAAACTCGCAGTTTGACGGGCTGGACTTCGAGCAAGACGACGAAAAATGTACCTGCATTATGTACCGTAAAGACCGCAGCCACCCGATCAAGGTCACAGAGTACATGGCCGAATGCAAACGCGAAGTAAAGCCGTGGAAATCACACCCTAAGCGGATGCTAAGGCACAAGGCATTGATCCAGTGCGCTCGCCTTGCCTTTGGTTATGTCGGCATCTACGACGAGGACGAGGCCGAGCGGATCATTGAAAAGGACATTACGCCAACAGGCCAAAAGCCAGAACCCCCGCAGATCGCTTACTACCCTGCCGAGCAATTCGACAAAAACCTTTCAGACTGGCTAAAGTCTATCGATGACGGAAAGAACACCGCCGAAACAATTATCGCCAAGGTAGAAAGCAAAGGCACTTTGACCGATAGCCAGAAGGCCAAAATAAGGCGCGAACCGACAACCATTGAGGGCGATTTTATCGCCGCAGGAGAGCAAGCATGAAGACGCATCACGTACAGCAGGGAACGGCGGAATGGCTGGCACTACGCGCCGGATATTTCACGGCCAGCGAAGCCAGCGCCATGATGGGAGTCAGTAAATACCAGACGCGATCCGATTTGATTAAAAAGAAATCGACCGGCATTGCCGATGATATTGACGAGAATACCCAAAGGCTTTTTGATCGTGGGCACGCTACCGAGGCAACAGCGAGGGTGATAGCGGAAGGCATCATCGGACAAGACT